TGGCAGGGCCTCTCCTGTCGTAGAACCTCCCGAAAGAATTGGTGGGGAGCGTATCTACTTTTCCTGAGGTGTCACGGACAGCGATGGCGTCTTTTTTCTTCCCGGTGACTGTGACCCTTGTGCGGCGACCACTGCGAACATCATACACGTCGAGGGTTTGCCCGACCGAAAGGGTTTCGGGTTCACCCTGAGGCTCGCCTTCGGGCGGGGTTTCCTGGGTCGGAGTTTCCTGGGTCGGAGTTTCCTGGGTCGGCGTGGGCCTGCCTTCGAGTTTTGCGTCGATGCGTTCTACAAAGTCAGGGCGAACCGCCCTTAACCCTTGCAGTGTTTGCCGGTCATTGTCGGTGAGGTTACTCTTCTTAATCAGACGTTCCAGCAGAACTTCTTCAGCATCCTTCTTCAGATCTTCCCCGGACCGGACTTCTCCCTCCCTCCGGACGGCCGGTCGCTCGGGAGCTTCCTGCTCTTCTTGTCCGGGAGGCAAAGCATCCTCGTCCAGCGGGGCGACAGGACGGCCGCCCCCGGGAGTCCTTTCCGCCCTGCGCTGCTCTGCACGCGCTTGGATTTCACGGGTAGCCTCCGGGGCTCCGGTCACCGCACCGACGATACCACCAGCGAGGGCACCAATAGCCCCGGCGTTGACCATGTTCCGGGTTACTTCATCCCAGTCCCACTGGGCCATCTCGTCTGCGTTAAAGATTGCGGACGCCTGGAGGAGTTCCTGCAAGGCTTCGGTCGCACCCTCCGCTGTAGCTGCCGTAGTAATCTTCGCCGCGATGCGGCGGAGGTTACTATCCCCGGCAACTTTATCCATCACGATGTCAAGGAAAGAACGCTGTACGTCCCCTCCCGCCTGCCTGCCCGCTTTCCGGACGGCGGCTGCAGCAATCGTCGAAGGCACGGCGGTGTCGAGGGCCGCAGCGAGCCCACCAAAGAACATGGTATTACGGATACGTTCCTCAGAAGTGATGTTGGGGTTGTCCAACATACTCTCGTAGAAGTCTGCGAGATTCTGGGTAGCCCCGGAACCGAACGTCCCATACTGGAAACTGCGGGAAACAATCTTTCTTTGAAGGTTGTTGAAAGAAGCGTCGACGACCTCGTCCAGGACTCCTTCACTGAGTTTTTTTATCCCCCTCCCCTGAATCTCCCGGCGGGCCGCATCGCTCAACTTGTTGACGACCTGGTCGCTGACCCCTTCGAGGCCTCCTTTGATGAGTTTCTTTTTTATCCCGGCTTTGATCGCGGTCCGCAGCCCGGTAGAGACCAAGGCAGAAGTACCCCACGTAGCGACACCCAGACCAAGGTCCACCGCCATATCGAGATTTTCCGCAGAAGCCCCCGCCAACCATTGACCCATGTCGGCCAAGCTCGTTGGGTCGATGTCGGTGAACTGCAGGGAGGGGGCAAGCCCGGCCTGCTGTGCCCGGATAAGGTCTGCAGAAAAGTTCAACTCGTCCGCCGTCTCATCGAACCCGAGAGTCTCTGCGGTGAAAGCACCGAAGCGGGGGAACGCTCCCTGAATCTGTCGTCCTACCCTCTTGACCCCCGTAGTGAACTCCTTGCCTTTAGAAGGGAACCTGGCGCGGCGGATTTCTCGCACCTTGTCAAGGGTGTCTGGCCACTTCTCGGTGAAATCCCGGATAACATCCGGCCCTTTGGCGACTACGTCTTCCGCAAGGATGCGGGTGAGTTCGCGGTTATCGTTGGGGAACTGTTGCCGATATGCGTCTTCAAAAGCCATGAACCTGTTATCACAGGTTTTGGTCAAAAGTCAACTCGCTAGTAATAAAGAGCCGGCCCGGGAGGGGGAGCGAGGGGGGCCATCCAAGGTGCCCTGCTCGGGGTGCGAGTCTCTACGAGGTTTTCCTCGATGGGGACCACCATGTTGGGGTTGACGGAGGTTCTGTAATTCTCTGGGTTCCGTCTTCGGTCAGCCCCTTCAGAGATGCCCCTGCGGAAGTCGTCCAGATCGTTTACGTCTGAATTTCGTGGGGACAATGAACTCGACATCTGCCCATCTGCGATCCGAGAAATGAAATTATAGAGACTGTTGCCTACCTCTGGTGATACATCTCGAGCCATAAGCAACTGATCGGCGACAGCACGCCCTCTTTCGAGAGGGGAGAGGTTATCGCTGTCAACGATTTCCCGAATTTTACTTTCGAAACGAGAAGTAGTCTCTTTATTCGCACCGCGACGTCCTATCGCTTCGTATAGGCCCTCGTTACCTGATTCCGCAAGCCAACGCCCCATCGCTTCAAACGGGCCCTTGTTATCTGATGCGTCCTGTCCGGAGAAAAAAGATTGTATTCCTCGGGAGCCGGAGGTGAGGACGTCATCCATCACCTGCCCTTGGGCATCGCTATAGTCTTTGGCTAAAGACATGAAAACAGGAAGAGACCAAGGAACGTCGAAGTTTTCGTTCCTTGCCCGTTGCTCAAGTTCTGTTCCCAGACCTCCCGGGGGAGGGGTTCTTTCTCCCGACATGTTGCCCCCTTTTTGACCAGAGACTGCAGTAGCGTCTGGTCTTGCTGGGACTTCGGGACCCCTTCTAGTAACGTCTGATTTTGCTGGGACTCCGAGACCCCCTCCTGCGAAATTCGGGTTCACTTGACCAAAAGGAAGAACTTGTGTCCGAAGGTTCGGGTTGAAAGAAGATAAGGCCTTGCCCCGTGCAGTCTCTGCCTTGAGTTGGTCGACCAATCCCGCAAGACGAACCTGGTCTGCGGGGTTTACTCCCGCACTTGCTGCAGCTTCCTCCCGGGCCGTGGCCAAGGCTTCAAAGCCTTGGTCGTCTGTCAGGTCCGAGATGATTTTGTAAATCTCGTTACCTCCCTGGTATTCATCTTTGAAAGTCAACAAACCGTCGGGGCCTTGTTCCACGAACTTTGAAAACTTGTCCGCCCACTGCGGGTTGCTGAGAACACGGTGCATGGCCACGTTCTCAATCTGAGTAATCTTGTTCGGGTCGTACCCCGTCTGTTCAATCGTCTTCCAGATTTGAGAGATTCTCGAATTGGTCTGTTGGAAGTCCTGTGCAAACTGGCCCTGGTTATTTTGAACGTAGTCGAGGGCAGACTGTGGGTCTTCAACAGCATACCCGAGGGACCTCAACGAGTTGAAATAGCCCTTATTGTCTTCTCGGGTAAAGCGTTCCTGGCGGAGGGCGTCTTCCCGGGCAATGTTTTCCTGACGAACTTCTTCCTGACGGAGACGTTGAAGCCCCTGGTTCAACGGGCCACCGATGTTGCCCGCGATCAGGTTGTTTACCCTTACTACGTCTTCTGCGAGTGATGTTGCCATGACAGTTATGATGAAAAGGAGATAGGACTAATTCCCGAGGAAAGAACCTCCGGTAGGGGCACCTCCCCCAAAGAAGCCGGAGCCAGAAGGACCATCATCGTAGGTAACTCCTCCAGTAAAGAGTCCTCCGGTACGGGCTCCTCCGGCAGGGGTTCCCCCTTCCTTCCCTCTGAACAAGCCCCCTACGGAATTGAAAAGACTCGCGGTGCCGTTGGGGTTTGCTGCCATCGCTCCACCAATTCCTTGAAGACCTGCGGCAAGGGGGTTAGGCACGGCGGTGTATTCAGGCTGTGAGACTGACTGCCCCGGGGAAAAGCGGAGGGCCCGGGCCGCATTCATAAAGTCACCAAGACCCTGTAACTGTGTCTGGTACGGCATCAGTTCGTAATTCACAGACTGCTGGCCGAACTGCATCGGGAGGGAAAGGTTCGACCCCATCCTGTCGATGTCCCCTTTCTGGAGGTCGAAGGTGGCCATTGCATTGTCAAGGGCTGCCTGCGACTGAAGGGCGGAAGCCCTTTGCTGTGCGGGGATGAAAGTAGAAAGGAGACCCTGGTTTGCAAAACGGGAGCCACCGAGGAATCCTTTGCCGGCATCCTTGGAAAGAATCCCGCTTACAGACATGTCACGGGCATCTCTCACTGCCTGGAGTTGGTCAAAGGCAGCCTTCGTGCGAGCCTGGTTTACCGGCTCGAGGTAGTCCAACTCTCTGTCGAGAAGGTCGCGGTTGAACATGCCTGTGATGTAATCACCGGCAGCTTCGACGTTCGGGTCTTGGAGGTCGCGGATTCTTTTCAAATCGTTGATGTCCATCTCGTTATTCATCGTCGAGAAGAGGTCGGCGTATCGCTGTTTAACAGCACCCTCCTGCCCGAAGAAAGCGCGGTCCACTTCTTTTTGACGCTCCCTCTCCTGCCACTCCATGTATTCTTTCATGGCCTCGTTCTGCTTCTGGGCCTGCTTCTTCGCGCTCTTCCCTCCCAGGTACCCGCCGATTCCGCCAACAACCGCACCTATTGCAGTGCCAACCCCGGGCAGGATAGCAGTCCCGGTTGCCGCCCCGGAAAGAGCCCCGGACGCAGCACCACCCGCAGGGCTAGTCCCGCCTCCTCCGCCTCCTCCGCCTCCAGAACTGCCAAAAAAAGGCTTGCGAAGGTTAGCCCCTAAGAGGAAACGAAAAAGAAAATGCAGGTTTTTCACGATAAGTTAAATTAAGAAGTTCTCTCCCAAATGTAAACACCAAAAGCAGGAGGAGAATTCTCCATTGACTGCCCCCCTCCCACGGTAAGCATGGCATCTCCCCCTTCGTTGGTGGTATCTCCGTAACTCGTCGCCCTCTCATCAGCATCTGCCTCGGTGAACAAACCATCTCCCCCTCCGGAGGACCCGACAATCTTGAGTTCATGCTCGTGTTCAGGCATCTGATTTATGCTCTGGGTGATACGATACCTCCCTATTGAATCGTCCCCGGCATAGTAGCCCCGGCTGTCTGTGCCGTCGCTCCCTGTCCCAACCCCGACAAGGAACCTACCTTCCGCCGTCAAGCTCCATGAAGTGGTCCCGGGTAAGAAACTTCCCGGATTGTTGTTCCCTACGGTGATAAAGGTCGAGCCTACTGGAAAAATCTGGTTCACCAAAGTGGCTCCGCCGCTACCCAGGACTGTCTCCAAAGTAGACAGGCGAGACAACAAACCCGTGATCTGGTTTTCAAGCCAGGCCATGTTCTCATCGTGTTCGGCGGCGGTAAGCTCGGAACCTTTGACAAGTCGTTTATGTAGAGGAGGGACTGCCATTTCTTTTAGGGGCCTGCGGTGAACCAAGGACCAGAATTAGAACGCTGGGCCGGCCAATAATAGTCTCCGTCTCCGGGGACATTGATAGTTAGGATCTTGTCGGCAACGATCTCCCCTGTGAATGGGCCTGCGGGATTGTCGACCCCGACCTCTTCCTGACGCCACGTTCCGGCAGCCGGGCTAGTGATGTTCTGAAGAATCGTTTCGAGGTCGCTTATGCGATTCTGAAGGTCAAGGACGTCCGCTGTATTCTGAGGAACATCTGCCTCCAGCGCGGTAACGCGACCGTCCAGCCCTTGACCTTGGATCGCATTGACATCTCCCTCCAAAGTAGAGATGTCTCCCTCAGTCGTGGAAAGCCTGCCGTCCAGGATACCAACCGACGCCAGGAGGGCGGCGATGTCCGAGGTGTTCTGAGTAGACGCATCCACTGCAGCCTCCAGCCACGTCAGGTTCTCATCATGTTCCTGCGCGGTGAGGGGGCGGCCTATCTGGAGTCTATAATAAGGGGCTGGCATCTTACACTCCGGTTGAATCTCGAAGGAGGACCGTCTTCACGCTGGCCCACCACTCCTGTTGTTGGCGTTGAAACTCTCTCATCTCGGGGAATCTGTCCAAGACTGCTTGGGGCATGTCTGGAGGGGAGGGGAGGAACGAAGGTTCCGCCTCGGAATACTCGGCTTGTCTCTCTGGTATCTTAACCACGGGTCACGCTCCTTGAATCAATCTCCACGTAGTCAAATATACGCGAAGCAATTTGAAAATCAACACTGGTCTCCACTTCGATCTCGTCACTGAAATATGTGTCGCGGAAGTAAACCGGCCACAAGTTCCTGGTTTCCGGGTTGGTCAAAACACGGGTACTGCGTACCACCTCAGTGTCGGCGGGGTTGCGGCTTGAATAAAGAGTCAACTTCACAGCGTCCGGCTGGCTCTGGGTTGCCAGGATGAGAACGTGTGCCCTCAGGTCTTTCTCCTGGTACTCTTCTTTAAACCCACTCCGGCCTGACCTTACAACATGGGAGAACTTCTCTCCTCTGCCCGTTTCCTCATCCCACCGTGTGAAGACTGCGCGGCCCCCTCCGAACACGTCAAGGTCGTGGGCTGCGCGACCGTAAAGGAGAATGGTCCCCGTCTCCTGCCCCATGACAAACCAGTCATCAGTGAGAGGAGGGACAATCCCGGGACCCACAAACTTGAGGGTGGTCGCTGCGGAGTAGTAGCGGTCGATGGTCGACACCGTCTTCCACCTGAAATCAAAACAAATCCCCTTGGTCTCCTTGGCTCCGGGGAAACAGAACCACACTTCCTTGGTCACGGCATTGACGGCGGCATACGTCCGGTCCCGGTCCTCAAGGACAATGTCGTCAAAAAACAGGTTGTCGCAAGGCGTCAGATGTTCATGCTCCACTGGTCGCTGCCGGGTGAGGTCAAACTGGTAGAACTTGCTACGTCCTGCAAAGATGAGATACTCTTCGTCCACGTTGGCAAGAGCCCACTTCCAGAAGATGGACTCAAAACCACGGTAGACGATCTTAAAAGAAAAGGGGTTACTCCCGCTGCTGGTGTAGACCCCAAGAAGGATAGAGGTGTCCTTGAGAACCACAACACGTTCACGCAACTTGGTGATCCGGATTATCCCGGAAGAGTCGTCCTGCAAATCGTAGAACCCAGGCTGAGGGGCGAGCGTGAGGAAGTCTGATTTAATGACCTCGACGTCGGTGACGGTCGCCGACGCGTCTGTATCAAGGGTGAGGATCTTCCCCGTTGCATCTATCGAATCAATAGTGGCGACAAGGTCCCCCGGGCCGGCTGCGCCCGGGACGCGGATGGAGTCCCCCACCTGGAAAGATTTCATCTCATATGCGAGAGTCACTTCAGGGAACCCCGCGTTCATACTCCCTTCGACAAAAGCTCCCCACCTTCCGGGGCCTCCTATCGCCGAATGGATGAACCGGTATTGAATACGATTTATCTGCTGAAGGTTGATGAAGAACCCGTAAGGGTCTGCACTCTCGTTGTTGTCCACCCAGGTAACCCCGGTGTCGTCCTCAGGGAAAGTCCCACTTGTTGTGCCCGAAGACACCGCGGTGTAGACCCTCCCCTCAAAAGCCCTCCGGTCTCCCGCAGTAATCGAGGCCCCGTTGGTCCAAACCGGGATGTCCCCGACAGTCATCACCGTTTCCAGATAGTCTTCACGAATCTCAGCAACGTCCCCGCACACGAGCATGCCGTTAAACTCAGAAATGGTGCCAACGTAAGCCACACCGGACTCACGGAGTTCATATAAAGGGACGGCTTGGAAAGCCCCAAGGTCATACACAACTGGTAGATCATATCCATTATTCAACACCACCTTCCCTGCGACGTTAACTGCTTCCCACCTGTGGCCCTGCTCGCTAAAACCTGACTGAACAGCTTCTACCAAACTATCGCCTGTAGCCCACGACGGGGTAAGGCCGGACCCTAAGTCCTGTGCCCTGAAAAAAGTATTCAACTCATTATCCGCCGCACCAAACAAAGTGAAGTCGGCGGTGCCTTCGTTGCCAATGATCTTATACGTGACCCCTGCGGTGAGGGCTCCGGACGTAATGAGGTCCCCGGAGTCCTCAGGGGTGATATCAATCCATCCGTCCGCGGCCTGGAACACTTGTTCATTCGGGGCAGTGTTCGGATCATCCTGGTCGAAGACGGGGTCATCATCTGTCCCGTCATTGTCAACGTCGAGTTCATACACGTTGAGACTGCCATCTCCGATAAAACGGTAGAGGCGTGACTTGGTGGCAGCGATTAACGTAGCGACCCCGGTAGGGGACCGGGCTGTATGGAGTAAAGTAATCGGTTCCGGGATATCTACCGGAGTAACCTGTTGAGGGTAAGGGGTATTGCCCGGGTCTCCGGAGAGGATCTGGAAAAGGAGGTCCCCTTCCCTAAGAACCTCTCGCTCATACTCCCGGCGGAAGTTCAACTTGCGAATATAATCAGCGGCCGTCGGGTTGTTTTCCGAAAACTGAGTAATCAACCTCCCTCCCGACGGGGGGCGGAGGGTTACGTTCTTGTATCGGCGTGCCATTATGCGTGGTTCCGGACCAGTTCTGATTCTTGTTTCTTTTCGATGTAGAGCTGAGAACGGAGCTGACGGTGGGACTGAGAGTACGAATTAGCCAACTGAAGGTCATGGTCGACTTCGCGTGCAATTCGAGCCTTGACGTATTCGGCAGCGCAAAGGACCGCGTCCTCTCCCCAGGGCAAAGGATCAAGGTCCTGGAACTCTGCCTTCCTCCCGTCCCACCTGATTTCAATACGCTGGTCATCGGTCGGTAGAGGGAACACATAGACGTCCTTGAAGGAGTCGACGTCGATGGTGGCTTTGTAAAAACCGCTATCAACACATCCCCGGAACAGATCATGACGAAACTTCCAAGCAATAAAATCAAAACGGTGCCGGCGATATGTGCAATCGCTTGTGTCGTCCGGGTCAAGGAACCAAAGCTCCCGGATAATCCCCGGAGGAGACTCGATCTTCCCGGCGGACCCTTCCTCGCGAACGTCCTTCGACGGGTCGAGGGTGTTGATGTGTCCTTCACGGAACTTTGGGATGTAGTGTTGGAGGTCCAGGACGGCAGCCCTGACCAGCGTAGACCGGAAACCGTCGATACCGTCCCGGCCGCCGTCGACTGTGATACTCTGCTCAACTCGTGTAACGAAAGTCTTCCAGTTCATGGCTCTGCTTATAGGAAGGGGAGGACGAGGGGTAGAGCAACGGCGAGAAAGGTCACGATGGCTCCGGCAGCCACGACCTTTTTCACCAGGCCCTCAACTGCTTTTTTGTTCGCCTCGACATCATCAATAAGACCCGGCTGTTTCATTTCCGGGTCTCCTACGACGCGTTTCCGGAGTTCTCCAAAAGAATCCTCCATCCCCGACAAGCTGTCGAGGACATGTGCTAAAGCTCTGGGAACAGGGTGTTCTCCTTCTTTAAGCAGATCCTGCTTTAAGTTCGCCCTCTCCCCCCGCTGTATCTTGGCCTGTTGGTGAGTCATCGCTTACTTCCTTTTTCCTCCGCCGGGGCTTCGCCGGGGCAGGAGGGGTGTCAGAGAGAGGGTCTTTAAAGTCCGCTTTCCCTAGTGAGATTTCTGCTTCAAGATTGTCCGCAACATGCTTTTCCTTTGACTCCTGCATCCCCGAGCTTTGTGTCTCGCTTTCGCTCGAAGAGGGAAACGGAGAGGTCATCTGCTTTTTTTTTAAAGCATTGAACTCTGCTTCCGTTATCTCCTTCACTGGGGGGCCAAGGCCAGCCAGCGCGTCCGCGTGACCCTCTTGCTCTACTGAGAGGACTCCTGTCCAGGAGCCTCCTGCAAAATCAAGGGAATCAAACCTGAAGGTGAACCCTCCCGCCCGGTACGGGCGGGAGGCATTCGTGGTGCTGAAGTAGCGCATTACGACCAGTCGATGCGATAGGTTTCAGGTCGTGAGGCAACCGAGGCTTGCGACGCAAGGGACGCGACAGAAGCCCGGGACCCTTCGGAGGCGGCGGCGGAGTAGGCCGGCACGTCTGCGATGGATGCCACAGATGCGCGAGTCTCGCTCGTAGCCACTGCCGGGATTGCAGCGGAGGTCGCACGGGACGCGGCGGACGCACGGGACAGAAGTCCTCCATACGCAGCAACTGAGGCCCGGGATGCGACAGACGGCTGAGACGCCTGAGACGCATACGTCCCTGCGGACCCGACGGACGGCTGAGATGCTTGCGAGGGGAGCGACCCGACAGAAGCCTGCGAAGCAATGGACGCCTGCGAGGCGAACGAAGCGGCAGAGGCTACTGATGGGAGGAGTGGAGCAGTCGCGGTAGAACCAACCGATGCCTGAGACGGACGTCCAACGACGGCAGGGATGCCGGCGACAGAAGCGTGCGTAGGACTGGAGGCCTGAGACGCGATGGAAGGGACTGCAGCGGTCGAAGCCACAGAAGGGATGACAACGGAAGAGGGAGACTGGCCTGACGCTGTCGGGAGGCCGGCAGCCACAAAGACTTGGGCACCCGCGCCAAACGCATAAGGCAGCTTCTCAATCTTTCCGTCGGTATCCTCGACGAGAATTTTAATTCGATCTGACATTTTTTTGACTGGTTGGGAGTAGATTAACAACGGGTGGGGCCGGGAGGAATGAAACCCCCACGACCCCAACACCTACAGGTTACGGACAAGCAACAGTGATACTCGGACAGGCCAAGCTAAAGTTGTTGATGACGAGGTGGCGACGAGGTCGGTCGAGCATCACCGTCCACTTGGTAGACCGGAGGTTATACTCGTGGATGTTCGCTGCCATACGACACTTGTAGAGTTCCTGCACATCAGGGTTCGGGTGGCGACGTGTCACGGAGTTGGACCCGCCGATACCGGTCTTGATGTCGGACCAATCAAGGAACCAGAGCGAACGGCCGCGGTTCTTGAAGTCCTGTGCAGACCCTGCTACGCCGCCCGCTGCAGTTGCAGAGAACGCGTCGATGTGGTCGTCGAAGAAGGGCTCACGGAACACACCCCACTGAACCGAAGAATCCGGAATATCGTAGAGGTCGTATTCAAACATGACCTGATTGTTGAACTCGATAGTCTGACCAATCTTGGCAAACCGAGTGGTGTCCCACCCGTAGCGTGCCTTGTAGTATTTGGCCATTGTCTCGAAGATGAGGTTCGCGGTCTTGCGGTCGGTCATGCAGTCGATGACACGGATGCTTTCGCCGTCGGCCTCGCGGTTGCGCTTGATGTAATAGAGCTGTTCGAAGATGTCCTCGATGTCGAGGGACGCCCCGTTCAGGTCTACAATCCGCTGGTTCTCGCCGAGCATCGTGTAAATGCCCAGGGCGTTCGCCTTGTATTCGAGAGTGCAACCTGCCTGCTCCGGGTCTTCGACCGTCGGGAGTTGCTGGTAGGTTTCCACCGTCTGCTTGTCGGAGATGTAGTCGTTGTAGAATACAGACCTCAACCAAGCCTCTTCGGACATCATCGCTGCCTTCTTGTTCTGCTCCGCAATGGAGAGATAGTTGAAGGTTGCGTCCCACGAGTTGAGCTTCCCTTCGAGGATGCGTGCGAGGGTGTCCTTGTAGACATCACTCACGCACCGGGACTCACGAGAAGTTTGGAACCAGTTGGCAAGCAGACCCATGTTGTTATCGGTCGGCTGGTTCTGGCACCAGAACTCGTAGTCAGAGACGTTGTTGGCCGCAATCTGGACGATACCATAAGCGGGAACGGTGGCTGGAGCGGTCTTACCGAGAGATTTCGCGGTGACCAGGGCCCGTTCGTTGCCTCCGGAATTGGCGTTAACGGCTGAGACGATCTCGTACTGGTAAGTCTTTGCAGTGCGATTGACAGCGTCGTCCCATGTCAGAACGATGATGGTCATGCCCGGGAGGAAGTAACGCTCAAGGTTGGTGAGCGGAGATTTCCAAGGGCTGTCGCCGAGGTCCACGGTGAAATCAGTAAGCGTAGCGTCGACGCCGTTGGCGGCACCGCTTACAATACTGAAGTAGTTCATGTTGAGGATGGTCTGCTGCCTGCGCTGTATGTAAGGCAGGATGATAGACTGCTCCTCAAAGTTCATCGTGTTCATCGCGGGCTTCAGGTTCTTTACAGAACTCTTAAGAAGCGTCGCGAGGCCGCGCTCCGGGACGCCGAGAGCCTTTGCTTCAGCGGAGTTAGCGATAACACGAGCGAGTTCGACTTCACTCCCGGCAAGAGCTTCAAAACGAGCCGGAGTGAGTCCGGTGAATGAAGCCTTAGTCAGAGTGCAGCCACAAGAGGTGTCAACTTTGACAACCCGAGGGAGGAATTCTTCCGAGTAAGACATATTTCATTGAATTGAGGTTAATGTAACAGAAAGGACAAGGTTATCAGAAATTTCTACAAAAAAGGGAAAAAAGTTAAATAAAGGAAAAACTCCCTCAACTTGTAAATAGAAGTGATGCCTTGCTGATTTTTAAAATGTCGAATGTCAACCTCCCATCCCGAGGACATCCAGGACAGCATTGGCCGGCCCGGACGCAGGGGACCTGCCTTCCGGATTCCGCGGGGCAGACCGGGGCGGGCGGGGAGGAGGGGGTGCCTCTGGTGCGGGAGGGGTCCCTGATCCGGGGGCCTTGCCATCCCGGGTGTAACCCAGCTTGGCAAGACGCTCATGCTCCTCCTTAATAGTGGAGGCGACGTAGCCCTTGGCTTCCAGTCGCAGAAGAGAAAGGATGTCTTCGTCGGACATAGTCCAATACTTATCCCCCTCCCCTGCACGGACAGCCTGTGCATAATGACTCCGCGGCAGGAAGGTCTTCCCGTTCTGGGTTTTGTGTTCCCCGCCCCGCTGATAAAAGTCGTGGCCCTGCTTGTCGATGAAAGCATCCAACCACGCATGCGTTTTATTTTCCGGGTCAAAACTCTCCAACCCATGGGATACCCGAGCATACGTCTGGATTGCGGTGTTGGCGTCTCCTTCGACCCGTCTCACGATTTCCATCTCGAGAGGGAAAGCCTCCTCGGCTCCTTCGACTTTCAGTTCTTCCGGAAGGATGTCGTCCCGAAGGCCGGCAGTCGCTGCCGATACCATCTCTTTCGCCTTGGGCTCGCTCTTCAACCGATGGAGGTCTTCCTGCTGCTTCTGGTATTCTTCTGACCCGAGGATATCTTTCTTCACCTCTTCGCGGATCATGTCCCGCTCGACCTTCCGAACCTCGGCGGGCGTCATCTTTGGGCGAGACTTCCTTACAAACTTTTGATACTCCTCTGAGTCTTCAGGGGAAAAGTCAGGGTCTTCGTCCTGGAGTCTTTGGACCAACTCCGCATGCTCCCGGAAGTAGTTCTCATACTTCTTGTCGAGGTCTTCATACCCTGAGACGTGAGAAGCTGCAAACCTCGCTAACTCGAGACGCTCCCTCTCTTCCGGGAGGAGGGCACTCTCGTCTACCGGGGGTGGTTTAGGGGGTTGTTCAGGAGGTGCAGCCGGAGGCGGGGGACCCTCACTACCAAATTTCGGGAGGTCAAGTGTTTCCTTCGGTTTCCGCGGAGGCGGGGGAGGGGCAGCACCGCCTTCCGGACCTTGGGGAGCCGGAGGTTCCCCGCTCCCTTCCCCGGGAGGCTCTTCTTCAGGAGGCTTCACTACGCCCTCGAAACCATCATCATCCAACGACGCGAGGTCCGCGAGGGAAGGCGTCGAGGAGGGTTGGTCCCCCCGATTGCCTGCTGGAGGTTCCGCCGGGGCGTCGCCTGCTCTTAACAACTGTTCCACGAGGGAAGGGGGACTTTCCCCTCCCGCAGCGGGAGTCTCTTCTGCTTTGTCCCGGAGCGGGACGAATCGGTTTTTCATACTATCCTGTAGGTGGTGTGTTGGTTGGGGGCGGAGCCCCGAGTGCTTGTTCGATCACGTTTATGCGATCAGACTGTGTCCGAAGTTCTGAAACCAACCGGCGAAGAAACTCTTCGTCCGCGTTTTGCTGCTGAGGTTGGGGTTGGGGTTGGGCCGCAGCCTGCTGTGCCCCCGCGGCGGCTCGCGCCTGCTCTGCAGCGATAGTGGGGTCTTGGATATCGTCTTCCTCTGTCTCCCCGACTTCGAGTCGAGTGTTGTAGTTCGTCCCACTCATACGGAAAATCTCATTGATGATCTCAAAGAGACGCTTCTTCCCGAGGAGTTGAGGAATGATAGGATTGCTGACAAGCTGCACCAACGTCGTAGCAGCCTGCGAGTTCAAGACACGCTCTGCCCCGTCCCTGCTCGAGAAGATGTAGTCATGGACCAGATTACGAGGGGTCCCCATCACACTCTGCACGGCCATCCCTTTTCCTGAAGTCCCCTGTTCAGCCGGGGTCAGCCCCGCCTCTTGGACGGTCTGCTCAGTATAGCGGTTAGTCACTGGGAGAGTGAAAGACTCCTGCCCGCAGTTGACGAAAGATTCGTAAAGCAGCTTTTTCACGCCCGCCCTCTGCTCATCGATCCCGTCAGAGATAAAAGAGTAGATGGAGTCAGTGGTGTTGGCGATTGCCGCAACCTCTGTGGCCGAGATTTCACGGGGAGCCGGCTGCCCCAACTCCTGGGGAGAAAGGATGAGGAGCCTCTCGACGAGACCCAATAACTGGTTGATAGCGGAGAACGCTTGGTTGATCCGCTTGCCTGCGTCAATCTCGACCATCTTAATCGCCTGGTCCACATTCAACCCGAGGTCCTCTGCGCTCCGTCCGGAGAAGAACAACATTTTCGGGTCAACATACCAGTCTCCCGCTTCCATCGCCCTCTTGATATACTCCTTCATCTCATCCGTAAGGACGTCTTCGTTAAGCATCCAAATCTGGAACATCGCGGACTTCATGTCACGCAACATCTGGCTGAGGATGTTTGTCATCTGGTCCTGGAACGGCATGATCTCGTGGGCCATCGAGAGGTTAGCCATGCGGGAGTCGTTCTCGTTGATGCCTCCGTAGACGGCAGGGAACGAAGGAAGGAACTCTCCCCATATAACCGTATTATCACTGGCCACGGTGAGGTGCATCCACACGTCATAAGGATAATCAGAGATGCCCAGCCTCTTGGGATTTACCTTGGTGTAATACTGCGTAAGGAAGACCGCGTTATCGCGGGTGTCTCCCGAATACTTCCCTATCGTTGCCGTCCGGTTATTCGCCATTGCATAGTCGCTTTTGCGAGACGGGAACCTCAATGCAGTCGGGTCATAGTAGTAGTCGAAGAAAGTCGAGTACTGATTGTTGATTCCAAACAACTGGTCAGAATAGACAACGCGGTCCCTGTTAAAAAAGCTGGGGTCGTCCTCGATATCCCGGTAACGTACGACGTCCCAGTAGCCGACAAACCGGGGGCCAGTGTCGGTGTTGATGTTGGGGAGGGGGTATGCGTTGTCCCAAAACAAACGAGTGGGGTGAGGGTTGATGAAATCGACGCCCTCTCTGATAACTTTGGCGGTGTAGGAACCGACGGTGTCTCCTCCAAAAGCCTCGTCCCTCTCCTTGCGATGCCACTGTTTTTCAACAGTCCACCCGGAAACGGGGAAGACCAAGGACTTCCCATAAAGCAACTGGTCCCGAATCGTCTGTGTAAAGAAATGACGGTAGTTGAACTGGTCGGCCATAACCTCCATCCGCTGAGACAGGGCCTCTGCTTTTACCTTGCCCACAACCCCTGACCCGACCCGGGGCTCGTATTTAAAGTAGGGCCACAGGTTTGAGAAACGCGCAGACTGCGATGCGAGTCGACGGGTGACGTAGGACCGGACGAGATTAACCGACACCTCGTAGAGCCTCGGCAAGTTAACCGCTTTGACCTCGTTGGTCTCTTTATCCCTCTCGCAGAATTCCGCAGCACACTCAAGGTTCTCGAGGTCGGCGACACAAGACTTCATGTCAATCTTACCCTGAGCGTAGAGGAGCAGAGGGATGACCTCTTTAGTGATGGGGTTAGAGTCCCAGGCGATATCGACCGCCAAGTAAAGAGAGTGGTTTTGACAAGACGACTCAATCCCCTCGTGGACGCGAGTCTCAATCTCCTCTTCGAGCTTTTCGCGGAGAGCGTAGTCAGGGCTCTCAACGTCTGTCGCTGTGAAAATTTCCCGGATACGCGCGTTGGTGCAGCCGTGGGCTTCTAAAACTTTCAGGTCAATCATGGGACTTCAGTGTGGAAATGTCGGGGAAGATTTTCCCTCCGGGGGCTATCGGGTCAGGGTTGATGTCCTCCAAACAGAAAGATTCAAGGAGAGACAGAAGAAGGCAGAGACTGCCAGGGATCTTGTTGGAGGTGAGGTAGCATAAAAAAGTTTGGTGACGACAGCAAACCAAAGAGGCCAACTCCGGGATAGTTAACCGCATCCCACCGCACAGGCGTAGAACCCTTTCCTTGTCCCACACTTCTCGAATCCTCAACCGACTATAGTGCGCGTCAATGACGACTGTCGTCGGGGAGACCCCCCTCCCTTTGTTGAAGAACGGGGCCTTCTCGTGTTGGGCTTTAGGGGTCTCAGAGACTCTCGGCCTATTCGTCACCTCCTCCTTTCTTACCAATGACGAGGACCATCCCCGGGGGAGATTCGTCGCCTCCCCTCTCTGATTCTGGTCCCTCCGCCATACCTCCTACCTCGTAGTCCGCGGCGTTAACAACGCTGTTGACGTCTATCACGATCCCGTCGGGGTTCTGTTCCCGAACGGTGCCGGAGATTTCCAACTGGCAAGAATCCCCGGGAGCCTTGCCCCCGAAGAGTTCTACCAGAGAAGCGGCTTCTGTCTGGTTCTCGGGGGCGTTGTCCCCGAAAGAGATGCTTAAGAGATTATCCATGAAGGGACTGTGTCAAAAAATGAGACTTGTTGCAAGGAGTTTTTTTAAAATCAAACTACACCAACTCGATGATTTCGTTACGGACCTGGTCGTCCCCGAAGAGGTTGCTGGCAGACCCAACGTCGAGTTGAAGAACAGGGTAAGAGAACGCATCAAAAGGGTGAAGGTGAACGCTCCTCTTAGGTTTAAACGCAGCACTGGGGTCGTAGTCTCCCCTCCTTACCTTTACACTTTCGAGGTTCCTGAACATATCAATCATCTTCACGCACGTCGCTGAGACAACAAGTTGTTCCTGAACCAGGAGGGACGTCGTCAACCGCACGCGGGCCTCGACCGACCCGGGGAACTTCGGGGCGGCTTTCATCTTGATAGGGTCTATGCCCTCAAAAGAACTGGCTACCGGCCGGGAAAACCGCTCAACGTCCAAAACGTCATAGCTCCCGGTGGCCGCCCTGTGCTGGTTAAATGCAGAGTTGTCTGAGATGTGCAGCCACTTCATTGGCTTCCCCAGCACCTTGTTCCAGAACCCCATCCTCCGAACAAGGTGTCGGACTAAGACCTGGTACGACAACTTCTTGTTGGTATAGACCATCTCATCAAAGACGACCCAAACTACTTTTTCCTTAGTAGGGATCATCTGCATGAAAACGATGGCGTTGTTTACCGAGCCCAAGTCATACCCGCAGATAAGGGGGAAGTTCACGGAAGGGATTACCCGGTTGCGAACTGTGCCCCTGACGTGGATCTCTTGCAGGAAAGTGTCCTTAAAGATCGCACGCCCAGAAGGTCGGTCAATCCACAAACCCTCAACCATCCGTTTGTGTTCGATGGGGTCACTTCGCGTGGCTTCGACAACCGTCTTATAGTAGCTTGGGTTCAGGTAGTCCCTGTTCTCCTCCATCTGGAGGTGGAACACCTGGTAGTCCGGGTCCCATTCTCCCTCCCGTTTGACGACTTTCCCCTTCTCGTCGTAAGACTCCTGGTAAGGAAGCTCAAAGAACCGACGATAAACCCAGTGGCTAGGCCCGTCGGGGTTACATGCGGCACAGTATTGTTGGGCTCCGGTTATGCCAGGACGCCGCCCAACCTGCTGAACAACTGCGTCAAAGTAGTCCGGGGTGTCCAATGTGGTTAACTCGTCCACAAAAACGAACGAGGGCTCGAAGCCTCGGATGCGCCCTCGGATGCTGGCCCCGTATGGGACGGACATAAGCGTCACCTTTGACCACCCTCCGTGCCTATTGCGAATCATGAAAAAACGATACCGCTGCTCGTCCATCCGCTCGTCAGCGTATTCAAGACCAATCCCGTCTTTCCACCGCGGCAGGATCTCTGTGAACAGCTTGTCCCAAATCCCTCCCTGCGTGGCCTGCGACCGAACGCCGACGATGATCAGGCACAGGGCGTTGAAGTTCTCGTAGGCGTGGCGAACGATCTTATGCCCAAGGACGTAGGTCTTCCCGCCACCTCGGTTCCCGCTAATCAAAAGGTAGCGGGCCGGGGAGTCAAAAACCTTCTGCTGTGTTGCCCCAAGGGAGGGGCTCCACGGCTTTGGAGGAGGCCCTCCTTTTTTGTTCTGGCCTTCTGCGTCCCCGAGTTGTTTCCCCAACGCCTCAAACAAACCTTCGTCGATTTTAGGACCGGCCATGTGTCTTCTTCTCCGTCAACGGCTGGAATGCGGGCTTGGCGTTCTTCCTCCTCCCCTCGCCACTGGGGGTAGTCATTTTTATCATAGCTTGGGTCCCTGTGAGAACCCTGTCGTAGCTTTTCCCCAGTAAATCAACAATTTGATTATACGCTTTTTGCCACTCGAGTTTCACTTTTGGCGGCAGGCCTGAGTCCCCGAGATATGTTTTTTTAATGTGTTCCGCCTCCTCCATCAAAGAAACAGAGGTATAAACAACCATCCTGTGAGACATGTCGAGGGAACCTGCTAAGAACTGCCCTGCGTGCATGTCAAAGTCCCCGAGAGATTTAATCTTTTTGAGGGTGTCCTCTTTGATCCCCGCCTTGGCGAGCCCGTCCGCCATCAACTGGAGGTTCTGTTTATTGATCGCGTGAGCGAGGTCTTTGTTTTCGGTGGACTTGGCGAAAGAAGACTGACGGGTAAGTATCTCCACCTCGTCGGGGGTCACCCCTTCCCCGACATTGACCTTGAACATGGCACAAAGCCTGGGGTCTTTGTCTACTTCATAGCGAAGCTGGGCCTCGGTCAAACCGAGGGCCTGGGCGGCTTCGCTGCAGATGCCGCCGAAAGCCTTCAAGACCTCAATAACCCGTTCTTGAGATGGTTTCTTCGACTCGTTTGAGTGCTTTTCTATTTCTGGCACTGGCTACCTTTCTATATTTCCCGAATAGATATTTCCTGACACGCTCCTGCCCCATAGTCACCCTACGTTGGCACAAGCGCAACTCCTTGAAACAGTTTTTTACAAAGGCGTCTTCGGTCGCTTCCTTGGCCGCTCGGCTTTCTTTGGCAAGCTGCTCAGACAAAGCCATCGCGGCTACGAGCCGCTGTAGGCGTTCGCGAGCCCGAAGAACCTTCTGTTGATGCTTCTTATACTGCTGCTCCTCTTTGGTGGAAGTCTTAGCCCGTGTGCTGCTTGACCGGATATCCCGGATGAGAGCCCTCTCTTCCTCCCGGGCCAACTCGAGAGCCCCTATCATCTCTTGATACCTCCCGTCCCTTTCAAGCAGTCGCTCAAACTCGTCCCTGGTGCAGACCGTGGAATACCTAGGTTGATTCTTTTTCATACGACTTCGCGAGGATGGTGAGAAGAGGACGAAACACCGAATCCCACCAGGCGGACTCCTTCAAATAGGTGAACTTGGCACCTCCTTTTTGGTTCTTGTATGCGGTAGCGCGGTTCCGGTCGTCCCGATTTTCCGGGTCAAAGTCGCACCCGTGGCAGAACTTCCTCATCTCCCCTACAGGGACAGGGTCCCAAGAAGGAGACTTGTAAATCTCCTGAACCCGGTAGACCGGCAGGTCAGCCCGAATAGCGATCTCCTCGTCGGAGACTGCGCGGATGCGTTTCCCCCGCAACCGCTGCCTTGCGAGGCACCGGATCAGGGGAGGAGGGTAGTCGTCAATAAGTTTCCAATTTTTCATTTTTAAAAAGAAGGTTGACAGTTTTCGAAGACCGTGTCAACTTTTTACTCCATGAGACAAATCCTAGCAATCGACCCAGGGAAAAGCGGAGGCTACGCCATCATGACCGAAGACGGGGACTGCACGCTCCACTCATGGACCACCCCCGCCGACATCGTCCTTCACCTAAACCAGTTCAACAAGCCCGACGAACTGTTCCAAGCAGTCATCGAGAGCGTCCACTCCTCCCCTCAAATGGGGGTAAAATCCTCCTTCTCCTTCGGGGAGAACTTTGGGATGTGGCAAGGGATACTCGCTGGATACCGAATCCCTACCGAATTTATTAAGCCTCAAGTTTGGCAAAGGATGATCCCCGGACGTTCCGGAGCCAAAGGCAATGCCCTGAAAAAAATTCTTAAAGCCCATGCACAAGCCCGCTTCCCAAACGTGGAAGATATAACCCTCAAGACCTGCGATGCCCTGCTAATTGCTGACTGGTATCGTAATAAATAATGGCGTCACCCTTCCCATTTCAGAGAGGTGCAATCAAACACCTCATCGACATACTGCGTATCGCGTCCCATGCCCTCGACTCCAGTGACACAGGGTTTGGGAAAACCTTCGTTGCACTCTTCGTAGCCTACGCGCTTGGCTTAAGGATCGCAGTCATTTGCCCTAAAAGCGTCATCCCTTCCTGGCGAGAAGCCGCAGAAGCAGTAGGGGTGCCTGTCGTATTCATAACCAACTACGAACAAATTAAACTGGAGAAACGGAAAGAGGGTAAGTGGAAGATAAAACGCAAGAAATTCCAATGGAACCTCGATGAAGAGACTCTTCTAGTGTTCGACGAAGTTCACCGTTGTAAGAGCAAAAACTCCCAAAACGCTAAACTCCTCGTCGCCACAAGACACCAGAAGTTCAAGACGCTAATGCTCTCTGCAACCTGTGCAACAAACCCCATGGACATGTTCGCTCTTGGGTATGTCTTAAAATTGCACGGCGGGCATAGCGACTTCTTCTACTGGCTACGGGCAAACGGTGTCGTAAAGGGCCCCTTCGGTCTACTCTACCGAGGGGGCCCCGACACTATGCGTAGACTCCACGACCAGATATTTCCCAAGAAGGGGAGTCGGGTCTGCACCGCAGATATCCCGGGGTTCCCCCAAAACACAGTGCTGCCAACTGCTCTTGAAACGGGGAAGACGGATGCCATCGAAACCCTCCTTGAGGCTCTGGCCATAAAGAAGGACCAGGACGTCCCCCTGCCTATCGTGGAACAACTCCGCCTTCGGCAAGAGGTCGAGATGCTGAAGGTCCCTGCAATTACCGAGTTCTCTAAAGACCTCTTGGCAGAAGGGAACTCTGTCGTGGTGTTCGTAAACTTCAGGGACACGCTCACGCTGCTAAAAGACGCCCTGAAAAAAGCGGGGGTCTCCGAGATCGTCGGGGGGCAGGACGACGCAGATAGAGAGCAGCAAATACAGGACTTTCAGGGCAACAAGAACCACGTAATGTTGGCAATGGTCCAGGCGGGTGGCGTAGGCGTCAACCTGCACGACCTTCACGGACGGCCGAGGGTTTCTCTGGTCTCCCCCTCCTACTCTGCTACCGAGCTACGCCAAGCCCTGGGCAGGATTAACAGGGCGGGCGCGAAGAGCCCCGCAATCCAACATATCATATTTGCTGCAGGGACTATCGAAAGCCAGGTCCGCAGAACAGTTCAAAAGAAACTCGACAACCTAGATGCACTCAACGACGGAGACTTAATGTTATGAGATTTACAGGATATGACCTTTTTTGGATGGCCGTCTGCCTGGCCATCGTAGTATTGGTATTTGCTTTATGATACAGGAAGATTCAGCAACACGCGGACACGCGAAAATTAGCCCGTCGGGGTTAAAAAACTTTAAGATATGTCCCGCATACATGCGAGACAACAGCGGGGAACTGCATCCGGTGACGGAGGAGGGCACCCGCTTGCACAACAAACTCGAAGTCGTCGACTTCGCGGATGTTGATTACCGGAACATGAACGACGATCAAATCAGCCTCCTTGATATGTGCATAGGCTACTGCAAAGAACTGCCAACCTATGGCAATGTTACCGTAGTAGAGCCAAAGCTCGAAGTGATGGCGGAAGTTTATGGGTATGCTGACCGGCTACAGTTCTCCCTATGCGAAACCGAAGTCGACATGATCGACTGGAAGTTTGGGTATAATAAAGTAGACGACGCCGAGAGTAACCTCCAAGGCAGGGCCTACACTATCGGAGTGTTCCACGCATACCCGAAAGTGCAGAAGGTAAATGTCCATTTTGTTCAGCCCCGGATTGGGGTAATCTCGGTAGGCCAGTTCTCCCGCGAACAAATGCCAGACCTTCTACAAGAGGTCCGGTCCGTTGTCGCGGCTGCGAACTCCCCTGAAGCTGTTAAAAACGCGTTCCCGAACGCCAAGAACTGCCTGTATTGCGCGAGGGTGGACTGCCCTAAGATCGCAGAAATGGGGTTCGAGGTCGCCAAGGGATACGCGATTGAGAAGACTACTGTGCAAGCTCTGTCCGGCGACGAACCGGACCCCGAGCTTTTGGAGATACCTTCTCAGTTCCAAGGGTCTGCGATTTCAGACCCGAACACCATGTCAAAAGCACTGACGCTTGCCCCGATCATTGAAAAATGGGCAGCGGGTGTTAGAAAAGCAGCTACCGAAATGAGGCTCAGTCAAGGGATCGAGATCCCCGGCTACGAACTCAAACACCGGTCCGGGTCCCGTAAGGTCACAAACGCGCAAGCGGCCTGGAACGTCGTCAAGGACCAGGTCACTGCTGAAGAATTTGCAAACTGCGCCACCGTCTCTATGCCTAAGCTGGAAACCGCCTTCGCGGCGAGAGCAGCAAGGGGGAAAAAGAAGATGGCAAAGCAAGCACTGGCTGACCGGTTGGAAGACTGCGATGCACTCTCGCGGGGAGGGGAAGTCCCTTACCTGCAAAGAATAAAGAACAAATAACAATCGAAACAATGGAAAGATCGTTCACAAACCCACAAGAAAACAAAGATAACGCAGAAGAGAAACCCGAGGAGACAGGAATTGTCGCCCCCGGCCAGTTCTCGGACTCAGGCCTCGAAGGCGAATGGGACACCTCCGATTTGCGGACACCCTACTTCTCCCTCGTGGCTAAGACAGGGAGCCTCAGTGACTCGTTCACCCCGGGCTCCTTCGTGTTCAACAAGGAAATCGAAGTCGGGGATGGTAAAGACCCGGCGTTTATCACCGTGCTGGACGCCAAGAAGTACTACATCGAAGACATCGAATTCGACCCGGACATCCAGCCTCGCCGTTTCGACCGCTTGGAAGAAGCGCGGGCAGAGGGGTTCTCGACCGAATGGGGAGCAGAAAAGCGAGTTAAATCCGCAGCCTCCCTCATCGTCCTGGTCCCGGTCCCTTCGGAGTACGCGACCTTCATGCCCCCTAAAGAGGTAAGGGACGCAATCAACGGTAGCGACTCTGCTAAAAAGCTGAAGCGGAAGATCCTGGGCGACGACCAGGGCTTCGCTCGTGCGATGTGGATTGTCCAGTCGTCCGCTTACAACACCGTGGGCAAAGCGGTTGCAACAGCCATCATCGGGGGACACCTCAAGGGCGGAGCTTGGAAAGGCCCGTGGGCTATCACCTCCGAACTCCGGACCATGAAAAAGAACTCCTGGTTCGTCCCTCTCGCTAAGGCCGCGGGGCTTCACCCCGCGAACGTGGTCGAATGGATTGAATCCGAAGTGAAAATCTGATGGAACGTCGCATGTCTGTTCGGGACCTCGTGGCCGTCCTCTCTTCAAGTTTTGACCAGGACCTCACCGTCTTTGTCTCAACGGAAAACGAAGAGGGGGCGAAAGAGCAGCACCCGATTGAAGCTACTGATATCCGGGTCGGAGTAAACAACCGCCTCGTTTTTGAAACCCCTCCTAACCGCCAGCCAGTGGAAAACTGGACAGGGCTCTAGTTAACCCGGAGGGGGGTTGGTCTCTCCAACTCCCCTCCTCCCTTTTTTTTACCATGCTATTCAAAGACCGTTTAAAACAATACGACCCAAACACAACCTGCGTAGCCGTAGACTTCGAGACATACTACGGGGACGACGTCTCCGTAAGCAACATGTCTTACTATAACTACTCCCGACATCCCCAATTTGAGGCGTACCTCGTCTCTATCCACTGCCCGGACCTCGACCTGAACTTCGTCGGCGACCCGAAAGAATTCGACTGGAATAAAATCAAAGGCTTGATTTGGGCCTCCCATAACTCTCCGTTTGACCGGGCCGTCTACGAATCCGAGGTCGAACGGGGCCACCTTCCCGACGTAGAATACCACGCTTGGGTTAACACCATCGACCTTTGCTCTTACCTCAAAGTGCCCCGGTCTCTTGGGGCCGCATGTAAGATCCTGTTCGGGAAAAAGTTAAACAAGCAGGCCAGGGCCGATATGAAAAACCGCCACTGGTGCGACTTGAGCCCGGAAGAGAAGAAGGTCATGATCGACTACGCGGACGAAGACGCGATCTTCTGCTATAAGATTTGGGAAGAGTTCAAAGACCAGTGGCCCCAGGTCGAGCAGGAAATCTCTCTACAGAACTCTGAACTCGTGTTCCGCGGGGTCCCCGTTGACCTCGCACGATTAAAGAAAAGCCTGGAACACACGAGCCTCGCGGTCCAGAAAGCAGAAAGTAATATCCCCTGGGCAGGAGAACAAGCCAAGACCCCGACGGGCAAACTCAGTTTCTTCAAGACAGGGGAACCGAAGATGGTAGCGATAGACTCGTCCATCGAATTGGCGAAATACGCAAGAACGTGTGGCATCCCCCTGCCCTCCACGACCTCTGCAAAAGAAGAGGAATTCCAGGAGTGGGCAGAGACCTACGGGGAAAGGTTCCCCATAGTCAAAGACCTGCAAACGTGGAGACGGTGTAACAGGGCACTGAACAACCTGCAAGAAATCCATAAACGCCTCCGCCCCGACGGAAGGATGGAAATCCAACTGACCTACTTTGGGGCCCACACTGGGCGTTGGTCCGGCACTCGTTCAGTCGACGACGAGAAAGCGTTCAACATGCAGAACCTCCTTAAAGACAAAATCTTCATCGACGAGTCTTACAAAGTCTGCCGGCGGGAGGAAGCGAAATTCACAGTCGACATCCGCGCAATCTTCGCCTGCCCCCGGATGGGTCTGGCGGACCTTTCTCAAATTGAACCGAGGGTGATGGGTTGGCTGACGAACGACATGGACTTCCTCATTGAGTGCCGGATTAGCTCTCCTTATGAAGCTCACGCACGGAGTTCAATGGGATGGACCGGAGGGAAATTGAAATCCGAGAACCCCGTCCTGTATGCGCTGGCGAAAGCTCGCGTTCTCGCCCTTGGCTACCAAGCCGGCTGGAAAAAGTTCATCAGCATGGCGGCCATGTATATCGACAGGACCACCTTTATCGACATCTTCGGGGCGGATGTCTCGGACCAGGACGAGGCCTCCTTCGTGAGATATGTGGCGAAGTACGCGAAACCTGACCACGTCGTGTGGCCGACGCTCGACCGGCAGACTCAAAACATTTGGGTAAACTCCTGGCTCCAGGTCTGCGACTTCAGGGCCAACTCAAAAAAGATAAGCAAACTCTGGGGCATCCTGCAGAGGGACTTTAAGACTGCCTGCGTCCGGAAGGAAGATTACTCGGTTACCCTCCCGAGTGGTAGGAAGATGACATACCACAAATGCAGGAAGCAAGACGAAGGCGCGGAGATCATCAGGGGCACGAACAAACGCAAGAAGATGTATGGGGGGCTTTTGACGGAAAACCTGGTTCAAGCGACAGCAAGGGACATCTTCGCGAGGTCCCTCCTTGACTTAGAAAAGGAAGGGTTCACGGTGCTTTGGCACGTCCACGATGAAGTTATTGTCGAATTCAAGTCCCCTGACCAGAACATTGACCAAGTCCTGGCAGTCCTCAGTAGAGAGCCCGATTTCATGCCGGGACTCCCTGTGGCAGCAGAAGGGGAAGAGACTACTCACTACAAAAAGTAATGCGAAATGAAATGTTTCTACCTCAAAAACATGTCCTCTTCCACGACTACGCCGGAAGACTTCACGACGTTAATCCAGAAGGCCGGCCTCCCTCCGAGCATCTCGACCAAAAAAGACTATAAAACATGGGTAGCCCATCCTTCTACTGACTATTACTTCTATACCACTGCGGAAGGGGTAAACAAGAGGCACCGGGCAGATTCCAAGACGAACCCTATATGGGTGTTGCATGGGGTCGTCGTCGACTATGATGCGAACCTGACGGCAGCGGGGATACAATCCTCGATACAAGCCAATCAGGTCGCAGACTATCCGGTGGGCTACTCAACCCAATCGTTCTCGGGAGGAGCCCACCTCGTGTGGGAATTCGAGCGACCAATAAACATCATCAACAGGGCGGACCTGCTGGCTTTCCTCAAAGCGTTCTACGCGCAGGCGAAAGTCAAAAAGATTCTTCCCGGGATGGACGAAGTCGACCCGGAGCAATACTTCACCCTCCACGAGAACTGGGTAACGCATGGGAAAAAAGTCTCCTACAACACGCTCACCCACCTTATGTTCATGGCTTCGCAGAACAAAAAAGTTCTGGAAAGCGAAGGTCCCTCCCTCCCGTTCGACGTAATCGAAAAGGAAGTCCAATCGAAGTGGCCCGGCAAATGGCAGGGAGGTTTCAAAGAGGGGGTCCGGGGCGTCCGGTTCTGGGACCCGAGCGCAAAAGACCCATCCTCCGCAATGCTCACCCCTCAAGGCGTTCGGTTCTTCTCCGACGGAGGTGGGTTTATTCCGTGGGGCTCTCCCATCCTTTTCGGTCCAGACTTCGTCCGTCAGTTCGAGGCCGACCGGGTAGGGGGAGCAATCCAGAATATCTTCTACGACGGGAAAAAGTTCTTCCGGCTGGTAGACAATAAATGGTACGAAGACTCCCAGTCGGTTGTCGCAGTGAACCTGCACGTAAACGGGTTAAGTAAGAAAACGAAGCCGAATGGCAGGCCGAGTGAAATCGACGAAGCCCTCGCCTACATTACGACCAACCAGAGAGTCCGCGGGGCCATGCCGTTCATCTACCGACCTGAAAAGGTCATCCGCCGTTCGGACGGGCTCTACGTGAACACTGCTGAAGTCGAGTGCTGCCCTATGGCGGAGACTCCCAAATCCTGGGGAGAAGGGTTCCCCTTCATCCAATCATGGTTTGATAACCTGATGGCATCCCCCGAGCAGCTAGATGTCCTCCTGTCGTGGATGCACCACTCCTACAAGAACGCAAAGGACCACGCCCCAAAGAAGGGACAGTCTCTGTTCCTTGTAGGCCCTCCGAATAAAGGGAAGACGCTCTTCTCTCACCGGCTCTTGTCGAAAACCCTCGGGGGCCACACTGACATCTCTCAGTTCATGATGGGCAAAGAGAACTTCAACGAGAACCTATTCTCAAAAGGAGTTGCCGCTATTGATGACGAGCAGGCCGCAGCGTCGTATCAAAGCCACCTTCAGTTCTCTGCCCTGATTAAGAAAGTGACAGCGAACCATGACATCTCCATGAGGAAGATGTATCACTCTCCGGTAGACGTGACCTGGCAAGGCAGGGTGGTAGTCACCCTGAACGACGACCCGGAGTCTCTCGGGATGATTCCCATCCTGGACATAAACATCCGGGACAAACTGATCATCCTGAGGCTATCATCAAACCCTATCCAGTTCCCGCAAAACGTCGAGGACGTCCTCGACAAGGAGCTTCCGTCCTTCGCCCGGTTCCTTTACGACTTCCAGGTCCCGCCGAATCTGGCGGGGAACTCGAGGTTCGGCATCGCCTCCTTTATCGACCCGGTCATTGATGACGGGGCGAAACTTAATGCCGTTGAGAACTCCCTTGTCGAACTGATCGAAATCTGGAGGGAGTCCTATTTCACCGTAAACGCGAGCAAGGCCGAATGGTTTGGCAATACCACCGAACTGCTCAGAGAAATTACGCAGGAGTTCGCTGACGAAAAGAAAATCCTGGAAGGCGTCAACACCGTGACCCTGGGGAAAAGGATGAAAACCATCTGTGCGAAACACTCCTGGTGCAGCACGATAAAAAGGAACGGAAGCCGGGGATACCTAATTAAAAAGAGTTGACCAAACAAAGAACCCTCAACAAGATAAGAGAACCATGAGCATTGCAATCTCCCTAAACATCTCCCGCGGCGACGTAAAAGCCGGCGGGGACCTCACTGTCGAGGAAGCGGTCCAAAGGCACGTAGACCTCACCCAAGAGATTGGGATAACTGCGGAAGCCGTCAACCTTGGCGACATCGCCGTGGCAGAAGGGGGCTGGGCGTACTTCCAGAACCTGGGGGTAAACAACATCGCCCTCTCGACGGAAAGCGACGGGGCCACCCCGTTCGCCCTCCTCAAACCGAATGAATACTTCGCCTTCAGGCTGCATGATACTCAAATCTACGCCATCGCTACCTCGGCAGCGACGGACATGAGAGTCATCATCTTCCAGGAATGATGGCTACCGAAGTAGAATTCAAGAAGTTCTCTGTCCACGACCTGCTCCAGAACGGGCTGCACATCGGAGACGTGTGGCTGGACGAGGCTCCACAGAAAGACGACATCATCCGGTTTAGGAGCAACGACTCCTCTCTAGCGGTTCGCATCGTGCAGAGAACCTTCCCATGTGAGACGAAGACCTACGCAGACAACGGAGCGAAAGTCGGAGAATTTGGGCGACTGAGGCTCGGCGTTGAGGTCCTTGAAAGAATTTGACTCCGGTGAGGGCCGGGTCGGCATGGTAAAAAGAACCCCCGCCTTGGGTAAGGGCGGGGGTTCCATTTTTAAATTGGGCTCTATGCCCTCGGTCGGGGCATTCCCGGGAAGTGGCGGTCAGCCTCCGGCTGCGGGTTGTCAGGGTCTGACGCTCTCATCTCCTGGACTCCCGCGGTCGCGGGGGTCATTGGCTGCCTGCCTGCGGTAGGCTTACGCCACTTCTGGGATCCAACCACCGGTTTACCCAAAGGCTGCCGCCCGATAGCCGGCTTCGAGGAGGAAGTGCCTGAGAAGATATCGTCCATCCGGCTACCCCGATTTCTTCCCGACGCCTCCAACAGGCTTATCGGGAGTCTCATATCGGTCGAACAAGGAAAGAGCGTCCTTGAGGACCTCGAACTTGGTCGCATGCTCCTTATAGACAGACCGAATCTTCTCGTCCATCTCGGGAGCGATCTCCGCCGTCTGGTCGTGGATGTCCCGGATGGTGTCGATGGTGGCCAACGCGGCCCCAGCGACTTTCTCAGCCGTCTTCTTCTTGCGGTTGTTCAAAAAGTAAGCACCAATCCCGAGGATACCGACAACGGCTTCGCCTGCCAAGCCTCCCCAGGGGCCTCCCAGGCTCCCGGCAAGGTCCCCTGCTCCCTGGATACCCTTATCAACAGTATAGGTGACCACCTCCACAGACTCTCCCGCAGCAATCTTTCTGGACCCTTCAGGCAACACGTAGACGGTTATCGGAGTTCCGGCGGCAACGACTTCCTTTCCCTCGGTCGAGCCCTGGAAAGAACTGACCTTGACTGGCCCACGCTCGGTGATGATGGCATCCTCATCGAGCGTCAGTGTCTTGGCAAAATCTGTGGCTGGAACAATGCTGCCATCTGAGGTCTCAACCATGGCGACATTGTAGGTTTTGGTCTCGGTCTGCTTGTCGTAGAGCAGCCCTTCGACTGTCTCGGTGCATCCAGTGAAGGCGAATAACGCTGCCAACGCGAAGAGTATGTGTGGTGTTTTCATGGGCCTGTGTGTCCTGTTTGGTGTTATCTGATTTCAAGTTGGGCTATCGTAGTCCTCTACGACATAGCTCAAGTGTGATATGTTAGGTAAGAATACATCATACCTGTGCGGTAATGCAAACGCATTATCGACCTGAGTAAACTCCCCCAAGTCGCTGTCATAAATTGCCTCGGTGTCAGCGAATGTGCCTCCCCCGTTTGCCACTGTGAGGAGCCCAAGAGCTTCGATCATGTCCCCTTGGGACTGGAATACTATGTGTCGCTCTAGGCTCATATCATGTTATCGTATAGAAGGGTTCTGTCAGCGGCACTGAGCGTGCCCTCACCAATCGCCACCTTGGAAGTTCTCCAATCGCCGTGGAAAGCAGCACCACCCATCGGACGGAACTTCGCCATGTCTGGCGTGCCGAGTGTGAGAGACTTGCTGTAAGTGTTGCTGGCTCGCAATGTGTTCTGGTAGTAAATCGCTTGCACGTTGTCCGTCTTGCTGGCATAACACAGGACCACGCCGTTGACCGCCGCGCTTGCTGTCGACCATGTGACGCGCTGATAAGCGTCACCAGCATCGAAATGCCATGTTGCATTATTCGCCGTTACATACATGCACATCCTAGCTGCGCCATTGTCACCCGCAGGGCCGAGAGTAAACCATGAACCGCTTGACCCCGTTGTAGGGCTGTAAATACGTGCTGCCCACCACATGTCGTCTACTGACGCGCTGAACGGGTGGGAAGCTCCACTAACAGCTTGCATCCATGCTGTGAACCCTTCCGCGCTTGCTGCGTCAACACCGCCCAGCGTTGCTTTGTCTGGGCGGTAGATGGCCGTAGGCTGGTCAAGGTCCACGGTGCCGATTGAGTCAGCAGCATCAGTTACCTCATCCGGTGTGGGAGCAGTGTTGTAGCTGAAGTCATCTGACAGCCAGAGATTGGTGGTGCTGGCTGGCCAACTAATCCCACCCCCGCCGCCACTGGCTGGTGAGAACATCTGGAATGTGTTTAGCATGTCCTAGCTGCCCATTGTCATGTAGTCAGTCTCGCCATCGAGAACTACAATAGAACACTTGTTTGCGATGGTGTCGCTGGCTGCGTCGGCTGTCATACCACTACCCGCTGAAACGGTCAAACCGCCTGAACAGATAGCCCCGCACGAGAAGCCGGGAGACAGTCCAGTCGGCACCGTGATGGTGAGACTTGCTCCGGTCCCCTCGATGAGAACTCCGTTGTGTGAATCATCAAGAGTGAGGGTTGTCCCACTTACTCGTATGCGTCTTGCTGTTGGGAAATAGCTCATGGATTTTCTACAAGTAGTATTTGAAAGTTTACTGAGACATAGGAAGTTCCACTTGGAACCCAAGCCATAGCTCCGATGTCCGTCTTCTGTGGAAGATTAAGAAGCGGGGCTTTCCCGTTCGACCCATAGGAGCCTACCACCCCAACCTGCCTTGAGAACAGCCTCAGGGTGTCGTAAGGAGTCGTGACGTCGTCAGCCGACTCTCGTCGAAACCAAAGGATAGTGGCTTGCTTTCCTGTCTCCACCGTCTCCTCGTCTGTAAGAAGGTAACCAGTGTAACCAGCAGGGATCGTGTAAGCCCCTATCTCGGTCTGGCCGACCGAGAATCCGGTCGTTGGGTCTACGTGAATCCTCGCCCACAACACCCCGCCACCAGTGCCTTGAAGGTCTATGTTACCAACGTGCGAAGGTTGAAGCAGACTGGCGTAAGAGCCAGACGTGGCCACCAACATGCGGAATACTCGAACCCAAGTGCCCGGCACCGCGACTGCCGTGATCCCATTCATCGAAACCATCTGCGTCTGTAGCTCAAAGTTCGCATCAAGCCCCTGAATTTCTACCGTCTGGGCACCCGCACCTGCGGCAGTATCGGCTGCGTCGTCGCTGACCAGTTCAAGGCTCGCGGCGGTAGTCGGCGTTTGGTAGACCTCGCCGATTGCGACTGGCGATAGTGTACTCGTAATGTTAGTGGATGCCCCGAACTTCCGCACCAGACTATGGCCCGGCACCAGTCCTTTGTCTACTTCCAGCAAAAAGTCTCTGAATGCCAAGTAGGCCACTATCGTATAAAAAGGTTAGAGCCGTCAGAATAAACTGTAACAGTCTCATTGAGAGTGGTTAAGACAAAGCTGGCAGCACCGTCTATGGTCTCTGCCCCGTCAGGCGTAATGGTAACATTGTTTGTGGCGTCTACCACCTTTATGGTTAAGGGTGGTTGGTTAGCTGCGGGGAAGCATGAAATATCAACTGCCCCACTGCTTGCGTCCACATGAACCACCGAATCCGCGCCGTTGACCATGTAGTCCGCAGAAATGTCGGTAACTCCAGTGCCAGTGATGGACGATATGTAGGTTGGCTTTATTTCCGGCCCCATAGAGGCACCGCCAAGGTCCACATTGAGAAGCGTTACCAAAGCTGCAATACCAGATCGTGTGGTGTTTGATCCACCCCCTGTCTCCAGAGGTGATGCCCCAAGCAGGGTTGCAATCTCTGAGGCATCTGTGGCCGTGGAGCGAAGCACCCAAGCACCAGCACCATATCCGTATGTGCCTGCTACGTCTTGGTGAACCTCGAACTCAAACACCCTGCCTTCAAGTGCAGACATATCTTGGCCGCCGCCAACCACTGGCATCTGATGAATGCCGAGGTCAAAGATGTCCCCTCCCATTCCAGTCTTGCCGCCAGCACCATCTCCCTTCTGTGGTTCGGCAGACAGGTGGAATGTGACTGTATCTGAGCCGTTATACTTAGCCCCGCCAGTGCTGCCCCAAGCGGTCGAGTTCAAGATATTCCTGCCTTGAACAGCGTAAGTAGCGTAGTCCTGAAACGAGACCCGCTGAAGCTCTGCCCCGTCGGATACTGGAAAGCCCTCTATCTCAGTATTGTTACCAATGAACAAGAAGTCATTATACTGCCCCTTGTTCTCGACCACACTCTGGTTGAACTGATACGTTGAGCCTGCTGAAATATCCTGAGTTCCGTTTCTCCAGACAGCCCCGTCTTCGACGTAAGCCTTGCCATTCATGAACGAAGTCTTACCGGAGATGTTGTCAAAGAAAGAACCATCCTGCGCGACACCGCCATTCTCTATCAGATTGTTGGTGGATGCGGGAGTGAAGTTCTTTATGTTAAAGACCCCGTTAGAACTGGCTGAAAGGCCTACACTGCCAAGGCCGCTAAGGGCACCAGCCATAGTAAGGCCAGAAGAAAGCACAACGGTAGTGGAGCCACTCACAACGATGTCTCCATTCATTGTTCCGTTGGTGGGCATCCTTACTAAACCGCCTCCGCTTATATTCGCAACCCCGTCAAAGGAGGTGAGCAAATACATGTCTGCGGCTGATACGTCTGACAAGACCGCCGTTGAGGTAGCTTTGAAAAACCTGAACAAGCCGTGGAATCTGCAACGGTAGAGACGACTCGTGCTGCCAGTGCCTCCGTTGTTGCCGAGGTAAGCATCGTCAGCCTCGACGTCCACGTCCTCGAAGAAGCAGTTATCATTGTTACCTTGAAGGTAAATCCCAATAGCGTTAAGCGCAGGGAAATTCAGAGTGAGATTCCGCAGCTTCAACTGGGGCGCATCCGCGCTGCCATTCAAGTCAAACCCACGACCTGCTGTAGCATGGTAAATCTCAGGCTTCAGCACTCCAATGCCGTAGAAGTCTACGAAGTGCGCGTTGGTTGCGTTCATGTCGAACACCCCATTTGCCGTTGTCAGTGTAGCATTGACGAAGTCATAACGCGCTGCCCCAACAAGCCCAACTGCAAAACGCTCGCTCGAACCATTAGTCCGACCAGCGTTCCACGCGATTAGAGCGTTGTCACCATTAACTGAGGCTGACTCAACCGGAGAGACGATGGCCCCGTTCGCGTGCCACTCAATCTGACCGAGCCGCCCTATAAGAGTCCCAGTGGTGTTGAAGTCTACGCCAGCTATGGTCGTCCCACGTCCTTCAACGTAAAGCGTAACTCCAGCCGGAACTGATAGTGTTCCTTCCCCTGTGTAGTCGCCGGGTGCAACTAAAACCACATCGCCATCACTAGCTGCGGTAAATGCAGCCTGGATAGTTGTGTAGCCAGCCGCCGTGTTCGGGTCTACATAAAGAGTGTTAGACTCTTTAGAGACCCATCGAGAGTCACCGGCAGCCTTTATATAAAGCTCCCAGTCTTTAATTGCACTACCTACTGCGCCCATGATTAAGAAATGGTTATAGTATCAAGGCGGTATTTGCCGGATACAAGGGTGTATGCGAAAGTCTCGGTGTAGCCGAGTGAAAGGCTGGCCGACGCGTAAGCGATCGTGCTAACCCGCTGAGTGGCAATTCCGAAGTCAAGCCAAGTATATGTCTCAACCTTGTCAGCGGCGGCGTCGACCTTCTTGACGGCGGTCGCGACAGCTTCGTTAACCTGTTTGAGGAGGCCCCGGACGTAACCAATCAACCCTGTTTCAGCGGTTGGGTCGTCCTCCAGGGCGGCGTAAACCCCGCTCACGAGACCGAGAGCAGACTCCAACTCATCCGTGTTGAGGTTAATCGCATCCGCGTTGATGTTAATCTCGTTGTCCTTGTTGAGGATCGCCTTCAACAAAGCGACAACAGTCTCCGGGTCGGTGGACGCCGGGACAGTCGCGGGAGCGTCTTCGGGAAGCCCGATGGCCAGAAGGCCCTGAGCGGTGACAACGAGTCGACCGTTCTGGTCAACTGCGAGGAAGTTAGAGATGTCGCACGTATCTACCGGGCAAGTCACGCCGGTAGCAGCGTCTGTTTTTACAAGAGAAATAGCCATAGGACGGGATTGGGTTCAAGGAACGAGTTAAAACCAACCCGGGGGTAAGTCAACTCATTTCTTCTTCCGAGCTGCGTAGCCCTTCATCCCGGTCGTTTTCTTCGATTTCCGAACCTCGCCACGCCGCATAGAGGACTTCGGGCTTTTCTTAGCGGCCGCGCCTCTTGCCTGGTTTTTTCGTTCCCGGCTTGTATGGCTTGTATTCTCCCTTTCCGGAAGTCTTCATGCCCGGTTTCTTTTTGCATTTCCTTTTCATTGCAAGGAAAACTACGGGGCGTTTATCAAAAACGCAAGCTGGAAATTCGGGGGCCCTCCACCACAGGGACGTCCTTACGGTAGATGATGACCGCGGAGGGGAACGGCGCGGAGTTCTCCTCTTCAACCCCGTTCTTCAGAAACCGCAGCCGCCCCTGCACAAACTTAATCTCGTCCGCGAAGGGCATGACCCATTCATGCCACCACCGGGTGTCCGTCCTGGCCGGCACCAGGGCAACGATGATGTCCACCGGCTCTGTCCCCACCTGCTGCGTCGCCCTTTTCATCCATTTGTGTATCTGCCTGCCATACGGAGGGTTCATCCAACAACTCCCCCACCACGGGGAGGTCAACCCGTCGTCCTCCGGGGTCAGGTAGTTGCAGCACTTCGCAGTCACTGCCACGCAGCAGACGTCGAGGTCAAAACGGAATCGGGCATCGAGGTAGTCAAAGACCCGGGGAGGGGTCTCATACGTCAAGTCGACAGAAGAGAAGTGTACTTTGTTCATTTGTCCCATAAGACCCCATCGAAAAGGGCTTTGTCCGCAAGTATCGTTGTGTTTTTAGGAGAAGAGGAAGAAGAAGAAGAAGAAGAATAAGAATAAGAAGGGGGGAGGTTTACCGGGGGGTATGACTTCCCGTCCCAGGGTGTGGGTTTGGGTTTGGGTTTGGGTTTGGGTTTGGGTTTGGGCCGGACCTCCCCGCGTAACTTCCTGGCGGTGTATTGTGTAAAGTAGTCTTCGTAGAAATTCGTCTCCCACACCTCATCCAATTTTTTGGCGTCGACCCTCTCCTCACCCCCGGGGCTGAGACGCAGGAGGACGGATATCCGGACCCCTTCAGGGGTCTCTTCAAACTCCGGGTGGCTGACCGAGACTACGTGGTCGAAATTCACGAACGCGGGGTAGTCGCGTCCTTTTTGGTGTATCTTTTTCAGTTTCATCGTTTCCTGAGAGGACGCATCCCAAGGACCGCCCTTTGTCTGGGTTTAGGTTTCGTGACCTCCTCCGGCGGGACCACAAGGTCCCCGCCCCGGTCGACGTAAGGCTGGCCCCTGCCGGACTTCATTCTCATCTGTGGCTGCTTTCTCATCTAAGGTATCTCCTGTCCATCCTCAAACAGGACTTCCTGTCCTTCGTTTCGAAGGTGCCCTTCCGGAGAAGGGCAAGGACGGTGCCTTCATCAAGTTCGGTCAGGGCCCCCTTCGGGAGGTCGTTGAGTTCTTCCACGATATCCCTGCACTCCTGGTCATTCGGAAGGTTCATTTTTTTCACGGTCTCAGGAATTCGAGGAGATACGCCGGTGTCGACTCGCCGACGTATGCCCCCGCGATGTTATAGCTAAAGTGTTCCCAGGCCTCCTCCTCGGTGAGGCCGCCCTCGTTGACGAGAGTATCAATTACCTTTTGCCGGTCGTATATCAGATAGTGGGCCCCGCCGAACGACTCTGCCACGCCGACTATGCAGGCGTCAAACCCGTCGGCCTTGAGGAGTTCGATGTCCGGGTTCTCGTCGCAAAATTCATCTATCGTTTTCATAAATCGTCCTCTCTCATTTCTTGTTCATGCTCCGCTTTAGCCGCGAGCCACGCATGATACTCGGCCCGTGTCTGAAACATCTCGTCAATGTCGAACTGTTTTTCCTCGCGTGCAAGGTCGTGATCCAGTTGGTCTCTCATCATCCAGCCTCTTCAATTTGTTTGTCCGTTTGGCTGTCCTGTTGAAAGAAAACGTAGTAGCGGTATCCGCAACTCTTCTTCGAGACGAATCTGGTGTCCCGGCTCCGGATGAGGTGTTTAAGGACCTTACCCATCATCACGTCCGAAATGAAATCGTCCCTGCCTGCATGCCGGGAGAACCTCCTGGCCCAACCTCCTGCTGTCTCTTCGACCATGGTCTCTTTCGGCAGGGTGTCCAGATAGTCGAGGAATGTGCTGACGAACTCCCCCATTTGGAACGAAACCTCCGGACGGAGGTTGAGTTCTTTGGCGTATCTGTCCAGTTGCGCCTCGAGGCGTCCGGTCTGGATCTTAATCGAAGCGAGGTGGGATCTCAGGTTCTGGAGGGAGGAGGTTAATTCTTGGATTTCTTGGTGGGTCATGACCCATAAAGGAAAGGGCAAGAAAGAGAGAAAGTCAACTTTTTAAAAAAGACTTCTTCCCTTTTTACAGATTAGGGAGGCGAAGATTTAGGGGCACCTTTGTCAGGAGCAGTAAGCGTTGCGTCTCAGGCGTTTGCGGAAGCGACTCCTAGTAGGGGGCTAGATTGGTCAGATGCGATGCCCCGGTTAGCCGTATTGGAAATCAACGAGTTAAATCAAAAGGGGCAGGATCAGCGAAAAAACTTTTTATTTCAAATCAATGTTTTAAAAAAAAGATCTACTAAGCGTATCCTGGAAAACACGTTAGTTCTTTTTTTATTTTTTTAAATATACTTTTTTTTATCTTATCCTTCCTACCCCCTCCCCCTCTAGCCCAGTCGTAGTCTACGAAAACCCGGGGCATTTCCAAAAATTGAACTAGCCCCCTTCTAGCCCCGAACCTGCCCCAAAAAGGGGGAAATCGAGGAATTGCCCTCGAAACCGAGGGTCAGAAAGACGCCTTGCTAAAAAAGCGGTCCTCGTAACATTAGACTATTTACATTTTTTACAAAAAGCAACACGCCCTACTGACCCTCATTTTTCGTTATCCGGACTTTTTCCGTGTTTTCAGTTTTGCAGAGGTCTCTCTACAAAAAGAGGCGCGTGGTCGCTCTCGGGAGCCCCTTGAATTTTGTCCTCGAAAAAGCAAGTTGCGCCCTCCCAGTCCATCTTGTATTCCCGCATAAGGACCTCGATAACCTTCCGGGTGTCGTAGACCACCACGCTCAGGGTAGGCTCGTATCCGAGGATTGCTTCCCCGAGCCCCTGGAGGAAGACCACCGGGTCTCCCCCTGCTTGCTTCAGTGTTTCGAGTTCGAGGTGCGTCAGTCCCATCCTATACCTTCCTCGTTATAGTTCCTTCGCCCCCAGCAGGAGCCAGGAGTCATTGCTCTATAAGGAACGTAGCACCCGCACCCGAGGTCTCCGTGAGGGGTCCTCCGCCGGCACTGTCGATGCCTCCTGTCATAAAGTGGACACCGTAGACATATTTTGACTCTTGCTCTCCATTGGTCGCGGGAGACTTCGCCAAGTCCGAGGGACTGGCAAACAATCTTATGCAGCATCTGAACCCAGGGAGCGCGTCTCCCCTCGATTCGGAGGACTGCGATCCACTCTCGCAGCCGGGACGCTTTTAGACCGAGGACCTTCACTACCAAAATATACAAAAAATTTTTTGGGAAAGCAAGTCTCGTCAGAGGACCTGACAAAAAATGTCAGGCAGAATCGCCCTGCAGCCCGCTTATAGAGCGGCCCTGTACAAAAAATGTATGCCAAAACAAAAAATGTTGTGGAATCTAAAAAACGTGAGAAACCCCCCATAATATATAATATGACACGAACGACGCTTCCCCCCAGGCCGGGGGGTGTCCATCGTCCGGATAACTGTTATTATCCGGAATAGTTCCTTAAAATCTTGCTGGTAAGTTCATTGAAAGTCTGAGATCAAAATACCCTCACGGGAGACCGTGCGGAAGCGGAAAGCATCATTTGCGATTACGCCGGAAGTGCCAAACGAACGCGGCTATGGCGGACACCTTTCCAGTGGAAGCACGGTTTCATAACCCCTTGATGGTTGCGACCTTATACAACTGCACACGATCTCTATATCCCTTGCGTGTGGGGGACGCTCTACAGTTGGACAGTTCAACCTGTCCTGTGAATCCCAGTTGCGGCGGGTGGGGCGAAAAAGACCTAGTTAGGTTATCAGGGGTGCTACCGCGATGCCCCTGCGAGCTAGGGAGACGGCGAGCGATTTACACCGCGATGACCCAAAGGCACGGTAAAAAGGTTCCGTGCCTGCCTCTCCGAGGCAGGCACGTTTTCTTTCAAGGGTGCAATTCCGCTCCCTGAACCCATAAATACCATGACCATGACACAGCACCAACTCTCGTGCGGCACCATTGTCGCACAGTCGGATAAAATCGACGAGCTGTCAGGTGAGTCTGCCCTCTTGAGGGCAGAAATCATCGCCAGCCTCCCATACTGCTCTGACAAGCAGTTTGAGGAAATCGTCAGCCAGTTCAATGCTCAGGGCACCACGCCCAAAGAGCTGAACTCGGTCGAAACGGACGAAGACGGTGAGCCAATAGGCTACCGTCTCACCATCCGCCAAGGGAAGGCCTTGAAAAAGGCTCGCCAGAACCGGAAAAAGTGGCTTGCCACCGCCCAAGGGCGTGAGCAGGTAAACAGCCTCACGGCTGAACTTACGGTGACGGCCTGCACCATCTCCCCAAAGGGGGACGGGTCGCCTAGGGTCAAGGTCACTTACGAGTGACCTGACCTCTCCGTGGACCGGGACACGTAAAACCCCCCGGACACTTTATGAACCATACCACCTACCCATCAAGGGCGGCCGCGAAATCCGCGACTGCCCCACGGGGTCCGCATATTAAGCCGGACTCCCGTAAGGATTGGGAGTGGCGGTCCCAAAAGGGCCGTCGCCTCAATCGAATCGGGGTTCTTGAGGGTACCTCTCTCGTCTTTCGGGACGGGCAAACCCTTTCCTATCGGGAGTTGAACCAACTCCCGCCCGAAGAAGCCCTCATGCTCGTGGGCAAATGGAAGCACGAGCAGAAAGTCAAGCACGAGAAGGCCGCCAAGAAAGCGGCAACTCGTGCCCGTAAAATCGAACGCCGCCGCCTACGCAAGGCGGCGGCTTAACCCAACCCGTGATACCATGAAACATAGAATGAAACCAGCTCCTGGCGAACTGCACAAGTCGCCGTGGAGCATCGAGAGGGGACGCGACCGAAAGGATCGCATCCCGACCCGTCTCACAAGGGACGCCGCCGCCGCCACACTGGCGGCGGCTGAAGAACGCAGGTTCTCCCGTCTACACCTCGTCGCACGCAGAAGGCGTGCGAACACGGCCCCCTTGCCCTTGCCAAAAAAGAGGAAGGTCCGTGAAGCCTTCGCCGCCTCGGAAATCATAGCGGCGGCCATGTCAGCCAAGGCGTTCCGCGCCTTGGCTGAAACGGAGAGGTAGGAAGACACAACTATCTTCCCCCAACCAGTTGGGGGAAGACTGATGTGCCAACGCCATCATAACCAACAACCCAACCCACCAAATCATGAAGACCGTTGTAATAACACGCCACGCCTCCCTCGTGCAATACCTGTGCGAGTGCGGCATAACCGACGGGTCCGAGCCCGTCATCACCCACGCCACCGCCGCCGACGTGGCGGGCAACCACGTCATCGGCGTCCTGCCCTTGTCGTTGGCCGCCATGGCCGCCAGTGTCACCGAGGTTCCGCTGAACCTCACCCCGGAAGACCGGGGCAAGGAGCTGCCAATAGAGCGGCTTCGCGAAGTCGCGGGGGAACCCGTTACCCATGTGGTCCTCAAAAAGGACACCCTGGACGAGGCCGCTTACCGGTCAGGAGCCCAGGGTGAATTCTGGGCGGCTCTGGGCAACCTCCAAAGGGAGGAGGCAGAAAATGACTAAGAGAAGACCCCTCCTCGTTATAGGGGAGGCCCCCTCCGCGGACCTTGAGGCGTTGGTGACCTCGGGGTCGAGGGTCATTGACAAGGTCGTCCACCTCGGAGAGGTGGACCCCTTCGACGCCGAGGCGGTTCGTCGCCTCGTCGAACCATTCCGCCAGGCGGGGCGGAATGGACGGCCTGTGCAGGTCGACGTGGCAGCGGAACACCCCGCTGTGTTCTTCGCATTGATGGGGATCAATGCAAGGTTCTACCTCTTCAAAGAAGGGGGTACCTTGCACGTATGGTGCAATGTCCCTGCGGAACCCGAGGACTGTGCAGGGTTCTTGGATATCAAGAAGGACTACCCTACTTGGGTATAGGAATAAACTTTCACAAAGGCATCCCCCGCATCCTGCGGGGGATGCCACAACCACAACCCAAACAAGTCAATGATATGAAAGAGATAATCATCGTCACACAGGGTTTCGTCTTCCTCGGAGAGGTCTCAACAACCTCTGAGGACGGAACCTCATACCTCGTAATTACGGATGCCAAAAACATCCGTAATTACGGGACGAGCAAGGGCTTGGGGCAGATCGCCCTCGAAGGGCCTCAGGCGGAGACCGTACTCGACGAGTGCGGTACAATCCTGATACCACTGTCCGCTCTCGTAGGGCGGATCAAGTGTGTAGCATAAAAGGCTGACCCGCCCTCCGCCTGTCGTAGACAGGCGGGGGGCCTTCCCTTTATGAAAACACAGATCATGCTCACCCTCTCCCGCCTTACCGGCCAGAGGTTTACTGTGTTCGGTGGTTCCGGTCGCACCTGCCGCGGCGACGGCTTCAGTTACAACTACGGCGACGGCTACGGCGACGGCTACGGCGACGGCTACGGCGACAGCTACAGCTACGGCGGCACCGGGGTTGGGTGTGGCTACTACGCCAACACCTATAATGGTGATGGTAGAGGCAGCGGAGGCCAACTCAGCCACCGTGGCGACGGCGACGGCTTGTCATCGAAGGGGTTCAAAGGATGAGGGACGAAGAACTCCTCTTGTTGCTGGCCTTGAGAGGCGAGAGGGGAGAGGTTCCCCGACACCTCCCTCAACAAGCCGAAGAAATCTTTATTGGCCTCCTCCTTGACGGGGAGGGTGCCACCCCCAACACGCTCCGGCGAGCTGTCGCTGTCGCCTACATAGGCGAGGCGTTCCCCTTCACGGTCGATGGCGTAGGCGTTACGCTTAAGACTGCCGGATGCGAAAGACTAATCCGATGGCCCGCAGTCCTGCGGGCCATCTCAACTCAGGAAACATGAGCGACATCACACACATTCTTTTCAGCGGGGTGGTCATCTTAGTGATGGCCCCTTTCTGGATGCACCTCGGGTGGGAGTTCCTCTCCCGCCCCAAAGACAAAGGAGAAAAAAATGAACGATGAGATGGAAAGACTGGCTGGCGATATGTGCCAGTCAAACTGGACGATTCGGGCCTTGTGTGCCCGATTCGCGGGGTCCGTAGTGAAGCGGATTCAAAAGGTCGAGGGACGCCTCGACAAGCTCTCGCCCGAAGAGGGCCCCACGATTAAACACGCCCTTAAGGCGGACGTAGCCGCCGACCTGTCCGACGGAACATGCCACGACTACGTCCTTGACACCGACACCCATTGTTGGGTGAGGGTCGAAGGATACCCCGACCTCTTCATAGAAGTAAGAGAGGGTCACCTCCGGGTGGTTGCCTGCCACCCGTTGGCAGAACAGGAAGACTACGCGACATTCAGGGTGGGGCCGGTATGAGTGCCCCACCCTGGGTGATGGCGAAGGCGTCCCGCCTCGCCATCACCAAGAACATAACAGTCCGCCAAGCCTTGGCGGAGTTGGGGAAACGTGGCGGTAAGAAGGCGGCCACCGTCAGGCGTCAGCCTGTCCAAACGACTTTCAAGTTCAACAAATCACAACCACACCCATAGCCATGAAAATAAAAGACAGTAAAAAAGTCCTCGCCCGTGCCATCCGGCAAAGGCGAAACGTCCTCATCTCGGGGATGCCCGGGGTCGGCAAGTCCGACCTCGTCGACCAGGCTGCCGCCGATGCGGGGGCCGACACCCTCACCATCCATTGCGTCTCCGCTCTGCCGGAAGATGCGAAAGGGCTCCCGAATTTTGTTCAGGATCCCACAACGTGTGAGGTTACCCACGCACAGTGGTTCCCTTACGGCGACCTTCACAGGATGATGGAGGCAACCAAGACGCTCGTGGTTCACCTCGAAGACTTCGGACAGGCTATGCCATCTGTTCAGGCCTCCTTCATGCAACTGCTCCTTGCACGGCGGTCGAACGGTTTCAAGATATCGGACCACGTTGTCTTCGTTGCCTCGACGAACCGGAGGCAGGATAAGGCAGGGGTGAGTACGATTCTTACCCCGGTTCAGTCCCGCTTCCCCGTCCGGTTCGAACTGGACGCCGACGTTCAGGAGTGGAGGCAGTGGGCAATGAAGAGGGACGACATCCACCCACTCGTTATAGGTTTCGCAAGCTGGGTCGAGAGCAACGGGGAGCCGTTGTTCAGGTTCAACCCTTCGAAAGACCTTGAAGGCTACTGCGTTCCAAGGACGTTGACCTTCGAAGGCCAGCGTCTCAAGGACTATGAGCAGGAACTCGATGCCCCCGAGTTGTTTGAGCTGGCTGCTGGCAACCTCGGCGAGGCGGCGGCAACGAAACTGATAGGCTTCATTCAGGTCCACAAGGAACTGCCCAACCCTGAAGAGGTTATCAGGAACCCCGATAAGTTCACGGTACCTGAAAGACCGGACGTCCTCTATGCACTTAACGGTGCCATCGCTATGCGATGCACCGTAGGTAACATCGACGACGTCATGAGATGGGTCAACAAGCTGCCGGCAGAATATGCCGTAGCCACAGTCAAGGACTTCCTGTCGAGGGACAAGTCTTTGGCAGGGACCTCAGCGTTCACTCAATTCGCCAAGGATAATGAGGAAGTTATCTTCCCAACCGACATGTAGTATGGAACCAAAAAAGAAAGTAGAAGCGGCCTTGGTGCAACTCCTCTGCCGCCACCCCTTCTATGCAGGGGTGACCCTCGGCGTGACCCGCCGGGAGGATGAGGCCATCGGCACGATGGCTACCGATGGAAGGGAGATCCTCTGGGCTCCCTCTTTCGTGCAAGGGTTACTCCTTGATGAGGTGGTCGGAGTTCTGGCCCACGAGGGCTTGCACATCGCCTTCGGACACCACCTCCGCAGAGGGAACCGTGACCCCTTACTCTGGAACATGGCAGCGGACTATGCCATCAATGGCATCCTGCTTAAGGCAGGGTTCAAGCTCCCCGAGGGAGGCCTTCATGATTCTAAGTATGAGAACCTCTCCACCGAGAGGATTTACAAGATGCTTGCCGCCAGCCAGCCGCCTCCTCAGCAAGGGCAAGGCCAGCCTCAGCAAGGGCAAGGCCAGCCTCAGCAAGGGCAAGGGCAAGGGCAAGGGCAAGGGCAAGGCCAGCCTCAGCAAGGGCAAGGGCAAGGCCAGCCTCAGCAAGGGCAAGGGCAAGGGCAAGGACAAGGCCAGCAGCCCTGCCCATGGGGCGGGGTTCAGGACATGAAGGCCGAAGATGGTAAAGCTCTGACCGAGTCGCAGAAGGTAGCAGAGGAGGCCCAACAAAAAATACGGACAACCAATGCAGCTCAGAACGCCAAGAAAGCCGGCAAGTTGCCCGGAGAATTACGGGAGTTCCTCGACGAGTTGTTGGAACCCAAGATAGATTGGCGGGAGATACTCGCCCGGTTCATCGGGGACATGTCCAGAGAGGACATGACATGGCGAAGGCCGAACCCACGCTACAGTGCAGCTTCCGGACTTTACCTCCCGTCCCTCGACGGCAAGTCGTTCGGACGCGTCGCCCTCGCGGTCGACACGTCCGGTTCCATATCGTCTGCCGAGTTCACCGAGTTGGTCTCGGAAGCGATGGGTTGTGTCGACGAGTACGATGAGTCTGGCACACCCAAGGAAATCGAAGTCTTCTACTGTGATACCAAGGTCCATCACCGGGAGACGTTGTCTCCCGGTGATACTCCCTTCCAGCATGCGAAGGGAGGCGGAGGAGGCACCAAGTACTCCCCGGTGATGCACGAGGTGAGCATGGGTAACGTCGAGGAAGACACCCAAGCTCTGGTCTACATGACCGACGGATACTGTTCGGACTTCGGGACAGACCCTGGCATCCCTGTCTTGTGGGTGCTTACACAAACGAACAAAACTTTCAACCCGCCATTCGGAGAGGTCGTCAAGTATGAGAAGGAATAGCTACGAGGCAAGGGAGGTCCTTGTGCGGCGGGACGCAGCAGACACCGCTGGCCTCCCGCTGAGAGGTCGGGTCCTGGTAAGGGTGGGTGATGAGTTTGCCGGACTAAGGAAGTTGAAGTTCCTTGGTTTCGTCCCTGCCTTCGTCGAGTTGCCTCTCGAACAAGCGGGGGACGCCAGTTGGAGTTTCGTCGAAGTTCGCAGCGGGGTGTGCAACACGGAGGCCACCGGCCGCAGTTACCGGCTGGGTCTCGCTGTTTACTGGACGAACCAGTTTTTTAAAGAGGACTCTCCCCTCGTCAGGGACTGCCTCGCCGGGCTTTACAAAGCGGAGAAGAAAGGAGACTTCACTCCTCCTGCTTGGTTACACCCTCGCCCCGAGGCCTCACGGGCAAGGCTGGCCGCACACTTTCTTACATAACCCACAACCCATAAAACTATGATCACGGACAAAGTAAAAACCTCCGCCTTCAAGGTCAGGGTCCGCTTCGGCAAACCCCAGATCACAAAGACGGATAAGGGCGGCACCCGTGCTGCCCAAGCATCCGCCCATGCCACCCAAGGGACAGGGCGTTACGTCAAGGACCTTTATCCCAAGGACTTCCTGAAACCTTGGGACCAAGAGGTCACTAAGGTAAGGGGAACCCTCGACAAGTGGTTCGCTCCTTACGATGACACTGGTTGGCGTCTTGGCACAGGACCTCAGGCCTTCAAGTTCCAGGCTGAGTGGTCCAGGATCAATGAGACCCTCCGGAAGATACGACAAGACCTCGTCACAGAGTTTAACAACATCGTCCTGCGGCAAAGGAACATGCTTGGGACCATGTTCAACCCGGAAGACTACCCTTCCAGCGACGTCTTTGAGTCCCGGTTCCGGTGGTCGATGGAGTTAGAACCGGTCCCGGTGTTCACCGACCCTGTGTTTAAACAGTTGTCGTCGGAGATTGTCGGCAACACCCAACGACTGGTCGAGTCCCGTATCAAAGATGCACAGATGGATGGCTACCGCAGGTTGTTGGCTTCGGTGTCCCACCTTGCGGACGTTGCTGCGGACGAGGCGAAGGTGAAGAACTCGAAGACCTCGACGCTCACAAATGTTCAAGAGTTGGTTGACATTCTCCCGTCTTTGAACTTCCTCAAAGATCCTTTGCTTGATGAATGTATCCGTCAGGTGGCTACAGCCGTCAAAGACCTCCAACCACGAGCCCTCAAAGAAGATGAGAAAGTCTGTAAAGATGTCGCACAATCCATGCGTGACGCCGTTGCTAACATCGAGACTGCAATCGAGATGTTCTGAACGTCCAGGAAATTTCCCAAGGTACCTGTTAACAATCAACTTCGGAGAAGAAAATGCCTACAAATACAAAATCAAAACAAGCGTCACGGGTAATGTCCGTGATTCACGGAGACAGTGTCTTCCAGTACAACACAAAGATCATCCTTCCGCCCGGGATGGCTGAGAAGCTCATCGCCTTGATGGAGCAAGCTCAAATCATCAGGGAAACGGGATACGGAAGCGAGGCTACGTGGGAGGACGCGGCAGATGGTGGCGACAACGGTTCTCTCCATATCACGTTCGTTAAAGAGGAAGTTATTCTTTCTAAACTGACTGCTGGCAAACTGGCCGGCTGAACCCCAACCAAAAAATACTATGATAACACCTGACTTACAAAGACTGGTGCGTCTCCTCAAGGAGAAGCACCTCCAGGACAGATTCTCCGAGTTCCTTTCTCGGACTCTGGGTTACCCGAACCTCGCCGCCTTCAACTCGTCTCGGAAAGAGGACGACGAGACAAGGACCAAGCACTATCAACGATGGGCAGAGTTGCTCGAGGCCGGCAACCTCACCTTCCTCGACGACGAAGGGTCGGCGAAGCCTGAGCCCGAGCCCGAGCCCGAGCCCGAGCCTGAGCCCGA